AACTACAGTACCGCCCATCAAATGTATCCCAGATGATGCAGACAACGTCAATGATGTACTTACTGCCAAAGGCGGAACAAAAATCGCAGCGTTGATTTATAACCATATCGATGCACCATTACTTTGGGTAAGGATGTTGTGGATTCTATCACTTCAAGGAATGGTCGCTGCATATAATTATACTGATGAAGATGAAAAATACGGCTCTGTTGACATTCGAGAATCACATGATGAATTAGTAGATGGTACTCAGTCAGTATGTCCAAATTGTGGTACTGTCTTAATGGAACAGGAATTACAACAGAGTCATGAAATTGCAGATCAAGAAAAAGATGAATTCGATCCTGGTGATGACGATGTCGTATTACACGATCTACTAAATAATAATAAATTACTTTGTCCTCAATGTCAGATTGAAGTAGATCCAGAATTACGTAAAGATAAGATCGTTATTACTAGATTGACTGGTGTAACAAGACAACCAAAGACTAGACAGAAACTTGAAGTCAATGGTGGATTATTTGTTAAGATTCCTAACTGGGCTAGAACTCAGGATGAATGCACTTATCTAAGTTATAACTACGAAACACATTATACTAATATCTACGAAGAACATCCTGAACTTCGAGATATTATGAGTGATAATAATACTACTGATACCAAGATTACGTCTGAAGATGGCAATCAATTATATGAACGGTGGGGTCGTCTCAGTCCTCAATATCGTGGAGAATATCCACTAAATACACCAACCTGTAGAAACTGGTGGTTAAGACCTGCGGCTTTTAATTCAGTGCGTGACGATAAACTGATGAAGAAATTAAAGAAGAAATTTCCTGATGGTTGTTATGCACTATTTGTGAATGATACATTCGTCAAGGCTTGCAATCAGAGTTTAGATGATCATTGGACTTTGATGCTTAATCCAATGACTAATTATGTTCACTATGATGCACTAGGAACTTTAGTAACTGCGGTTCAGGAGATTACAGTTAATCTTGTTTCGCTTGAACTACAGTGTATTGAACATAGTATCCCACAGACATTCTTTAATCCTAAGTTCTTGAATGCTGAACAATATCGTAATACTGAAGTAGCGCCAGGATCTATGTACCCGACAAAGACCGTCGGGGAGAATCGAAATATTAGTGATGGATTTCATACGCTGCAAACTGCTACAGTTAGTCCTGAACTTGCTCCTTTTGGTGCTAAAATTAATGAGATGGGTCAATTTGTTAGTGGAGCATTACCTCAAGTATGGGGTGGTTCATCTGGCGGATCTTCTAGGACAGCATCACAATATGCGATGCAACGAAATGGCTCGCAGCAAAGACTAGCTAATCTTAGTGGCAGAGATATAAAGTTCTTTTGGAAGAACATAATGGCTAAGATGATTCCAGCATATATTAAAGATATGTTGGATGATGAGCGTTATGTTGAAGAACAGGGTGAGAATAACTTTGTCAATATTCTCATCAAGAAATCTCAAATGGAAGGTAAGATTGGTGATGTTAAACTTGAAGCACCTGAAGGACTTCCAGCAACATTAGAGCAGATGAAAGATACAGTAATGCAATTACTTCAGACTAACAATCCTGAAATATTGAGTGCGATTGGTAGTCCTGAGAATATGCCTATTTTGGCTGAGGTAATTGGATTAGAGGATTTCACAGTTCCAGGACAAGCTGATAGAGAGAAACAGTTTGAGGAGATTGGATTGCTATTAATGAGCGGAGCAATTCCAAGTCCTGATCCTATGACTGGTCAAATGACAGAAGTTAGTAGTATTCAACCAGAACTAACAGTTGATAATCATCAAATTGAAGCAGAGATTTGTAGAAATTGGTTAGTAGGTGAAAAGGGTCGCCAGGCTAAAACTGATAATCCTAACGGATATAAGAATATATTACTTCACTTACAAGCTCATATGCAAATGATGCAACAGTTACAGAATCCTAATCCGAATCCTCAACAGTCACAGCAACCACCACAGGGTAATACGGTGCAGCCTCAAGGTGGTAATGTAATCCCAATGCGCCCTGCATTACAGAGATAATTATGAATCCTGATAAGATGTTGAATTTCCAGCCGTATTTCGCGCCAGTTGATACTGAATCGGCACCAGTCGGTAAGTTAACGGCTGATAATATCGTTGATGAACTTGGAAAAGATGATAGTCCAGACGATGATAAGAAATCTGATTTTGATTTTTCTCTTTTAGCTGATGACGATGATGACAAAGATTCATCGGGTGATGTTGATGTTGATAAGGATTTAGATGATGCAACAGAAACTGATGATGAACCTGATGATGATAAAGAATCGGAAGAAGAATTAAAACTTGGTGAAGAAGATGAAGATGAATTAGAACTAGCTAAGATTCCTAAGAGACAAGAGATTAAGAAAGCATTTCCTGATCTATTTAAGAAATTTCCAGCTCTTGAACATGCACTTTATCGTGAACAGCAGTATGCAGAGATTTATCCATCCATTAAGGATGCGAAAGAGTCAAGAGCTGCATTAGATGAATTTAACCAATTTCAGAATGATTTGCTTGGTGGAAATATTGAACCAGTTCTGAAATCGGTAAAAGCAACTAATCCAAAAGCATTTGATAAGATTGCAACGAATCTTCTTGATAGTTTAGTTCGTACTGATCCTAATGCACATCTTGAGATTACTCGGCAAGTTTCTAAAGGTGTTCTGAATTATCTTCACACAGCGGCTGGTATTGCACTTAAACGTAATCCAGAAGATAAACACGCTGAACAGATTCAGATTGCAACCGAACTTATTCATAATGATCTTTTTAATACGCGTGAAGTAACTCCAGATATTCGTCAGCGAGTTGAAGAGGAAAATCCTGAACAGGTTAAATTAACGGCTGAGCGTGCAAAATTTGAAGAATCTCGTTACGTTGCTGCATTTAATACAGTATCGGGTAGAGTGAATAATAAGATTGTGAATGCAGTAACTAAAGAGATTGATACTAAAGGAATCTTTAACGATTATACAAAGAACAATCTCGTTAAAGATGTAATGGCTGAATGTGACAAGCAGATGGTTAGTGATCAGAGATTTAGTGGATTAATTAAGAAACTTTGGATTAAAGCTAAGAATGATAACTACTCCGATAAGTCATTGAAGGATATTGATACTGCACTATTAAATAAGGCTCAAACCATTCTCCAACCGATTATGAGGGCTAAAAAAGGAGAAGCCATGAAAGGTTTGAGTAGTGTTCGTCGTGAAGAAGGTAAACGTGAATTGTCCAGAAATGATAAAGAGGAACGGACAACCTCCAAAGAAAAGCTCACGTATACTAAGAGAGATAGTGATAGAAATAAACCGTTACCGGGTGAAAGTAATCTCGACTATTTGATGAGGGATTAATGAGCGTCACTTCTAATAGAACTGTTCAGATTAGTTTTAGTTCTGATGTAGAGTATACTCAGGACTTTGATGCTGCTGTTAATGCGTCAGGATCTGGACAGATTCAACTTGTTAATCTCACAACGGGTGCAAATACCATTACAGTACCAACTAATGCTGTAGCTGTTACAATTATTCCACCAGCGTTGAATGCAGTAACGATTACATTAAAAGGTGTAACTGGTGATACTGGTATTGCACTTAATCTTACTGATCCAACTTCAATTGGATTAAGTTCAGTTAGTACATTCTGTTTAACGGCTGGTAATTCTATTACTGGCGTTAGACTTATTTACAGTTAAGGCGGTTCATTATGGCGGTAACAGAAAGTCAGGTTGTAGCCACAGAACTTGAAAAGGTTACACCTAAAATTAGAGTTTTGTTTGAACGAGATCCTGGTTTCGTTGGTAGTATTAAGAAGAAGAATGTTGAGAGCATTTCAGCGAGAGAAATGCGAGTTCCATTAGAGATTAATCCTGGTGGAAATTTCACTTACTTTAATCCTGATGGTGGCGATCTCGGTCGTGGTTCGGGACCAATTTGGCAGAAGGCTGTATTAACACCAGTCTACATGAGTCTTGGTATTGAATATACTAAGTTAGCTCAGTGGGCTACTGATGATGCACGTAAAGCAGTTCAGAATGCTGTTAGGCGTCTGACTGCGACTGCATTAGAAGAAATGATTAGGCAGTTGAATAGTCAGATTCAAGGTGCTGGAACTGGTGTAATTGGTACTATTGGAGTAGTTGCTACATCTGGTGGAGTTGATACGTATACGTTGAACACTGATGGTTATGGTGTTCGATTGATGCGAGATCAGCAGTTCATTCAGGTTTACGATACTACATTAGCTACATTACGTGGTTCGGGTCAGATTACCCAGTGGGATGTTGAAGGACAACAGATTCAGGTAACTCCTGCTATTGCTGGTGCTACTGCAACAGACGTTATTGTTACGGCTGGTATTGGATCTCCTGCTAGTCTTCCTGGTCTGTTCGGTGTCCAGTATAATGACTCGAATGCTAGTACTGGTGATTGGCTTGGATTCAATCGAGCTAATACTCCACAGATTCGTGCATCACGAGTTAATGCAGGAGCTGCGG